AAAGACCAAGCACAAATCATACTGTACCAGTCAGTCGACAACCGCCCTCATACCGCAACACAGAAATTTTTACGCACCATTTCTCACATTTTCTTTTCAGAAGTTTCTGCTGTGAACAACATTTTCCCGCTTCTGGGTGTTGAACAACAGCATGCTCCTGAATTTTCCCTACTTCATGAACACGAGTCTTTGTGCTTTCACTTCTTTTCCAAACTGCTGTATACAATGCAACGCCTGGTACCTATTCGCCAACAATATGCGTAGTGTGCTCGTGAACCCCAAAAGAGAAGCTGCTGTTTGTGACCGCTGGAGCTTGTTCACCAGCATATCTACAGCCGCTTCAGGACGCAGATTCGCGATAGCGTGTAACCCCATGGCACTGATTTCGTGTTGATTCGCAATTCTCTCAGAGAAGATGATGTTGGAGTCATCAAAGGCCAATTGTAGAACAGATTTAACATACGGGTTCCGTGCCTCTTTCACCAACCATTCTCTCATGACGTTTGCGAATCTCTGCAAATTCAGTGTACGGGTCTCAGCTCTGATCGCTTTCGGCGCCCGAAGGAATGTCTCTTCCTTCATCTCCCTCATGGTGGAGTTCAAGAGCGCATTCACAAGTGGCGCATTGTCCGGATAATAAGTACAGAATGCTTTCAAGTTTCCTATCCCTGCTGTTACCGGGTTGAATGCTTCGTTCGTGGCCAACTGTAACATAGATTTCACTCCTAAGCCTCCGAAAGCGACCGGGGTCAGACACATGAGTATGTGCCGATCTTCTATCGGGACCTTGTACCGGCTCCAACGCTTGAGGGTGCGATAGACTTCGAAAGCGTAAGCACAGTAGCTCATCATGAAGGACGCTCCAGCTTTCAGCCCACCTTGTATCTGGCCACTAATCGCATCGAGATCATCAGCGATCGTTTTTGCGGGCACATCTACGTCCTTGCCGACACGCAGGAAAGCTTTCAGTCCTGGGGTCACTTTGAAGCCATTGTAATAAACTTCGTTCAGATACTGGAACAGCTTCTCTGACACGAAAGTCTTATCCCACGAGATGCGGAGCCCTACCATGTGATACACCTGTTCGATGCAATTGATGCAGTCCATGATCTCCTCATCCGTCGCTTGTATGTCGAATTCTAGGCTCATTCCTCCGTCGTCTATCAAAGCCAGGAGTGTAGCCCCTTTGTCAATCTTCTTCAGGCGCCTGCAAACGTTGATGGCATAGCTCATAACTTCGATATGGAGAGCAGTATTGGTCTTTGCATCATACCCTTCCAGATCCTGGCCATGGTTGATATATTCATGATGAACATTGTGCTTGATAAATGCGATACGTGAGTTGTCGAACACTTTGTGGAGACTCTTGATGTGTGGCAACCCAAAAGCATATGACCACTTGTCATAGGCAGATTTCTTAAGCTGGGGATTTTGCTTTGGAGACCACCCTTCTAAGTCAAAGGACACGAGTACCTTCCTGACCAGGCCCAAGGGCAGAGTAGAGATCTCGCGCATCCTCCTGAGCAGTTCCAGATCCGGTATTCCTGATGAGTTCCCTGCCTTGTGTATCAGATAGTCTGAAACATTCGCCTCTTTCTCTGACATCGGGGTACGAACTGGATCATTCGCCATGAAGAACATTCGGCCGCCCTCCTTCTTCGATTCTGGCTTGAGAGCTGTCAAGTGCACATAGTCGAAATTCTCCGAGTTCGTTTCGATCATCGTACGCAAATCTGCTAATCTTGGCATGGTTGGGTCTAGGAACAAAGCTGCTATTTGGTTTCTCTCATGGATCGGAAACGTAGCTAGGTCCGCTGCAGTGAGATCTTCTGCGACTCTTTTGGGTGCCATTGTCTTGTCTTTGCGCAGTTCATGCTCGGCATAATGGTAGTCAGAATATTGGAATGTCCCTTCCCAGTTTATGTCTTTGACATCTTTGTAGGGGATACTCTTGGGCACTATGTGAGGATAGTTATGATGCCAGTTCTTACTCTTCACATCTGGCTTGATATGACCTGGGCACTTGTTATGGCGATCATAGTAGTTGCGAATCATGGAATAGTCCCAGTAGAGAAGGAAGTCCTCATAAGTTGTCTCTGGGTCCGGATGTGGCAGCATAGCAAAAGGGGAATTGTGCTTCGTGAATGTGTTGTATGTGGCACTGTATATGCAAAAGTCAGGAACGGGGAGCATCTTCCGGATCGAAGCCAACTCAAGAGCCTCTCGGATTTGGTAGCGACGTAGAACATTCGTGAAATCGTCCAATGGGAACACCTTGTCATAGATCCCATTATGGCCCTTGGTCTGTTGTTCGCGAAGACTCCTGGCAGATAATGGTCCAGCCTTCTCTGCTAAATATATGTATTGTCCAATGTCCATTGCCCTGCAAATGGAGTTTTTCTCGTTCGGGGTAGTTTTAAGAAAGGAAGAGACAAGCATATTCATAATTTCTTGTACAGAATCAATCAAACGAAGTGAAAGGGGATTCTTATTGTCCGCATAAAGTGAAAAGTAGTGAAAAATCTTACCTGTGGATTCCAGCATCTGCGCAAACCGGTTGATATCTTTCCCTAAAAGGACAAAAGACTCCCGCCTTGAGTCTTCCTTGTCACCGATAGCATACTCGAGGATGGTAACGCTCTCATGCCGGTAAGCTCTCCAATGGTAGTTCTTTTTCCCAAAGATGAGCTTCTTATCAATCCAGGGGAGAGGCTTGAAGTCGTTCTTGGCTTTGTGGCAGCTAGCTTTGTAGGACTTGATCCCGCCCGCAACATTGAGATGCCTGACTGCCTCGGCCTGCTGAAACCAGAAGAGAGGGGAAGTATGCTCTGTAGTGTTCCATCCAGCGACTGCAGTCTCGGCGAACTTTGCCCAACTGGACGGGGAAGAGTACCCTGCGGGGCCATAAGCTTTGAGGAACTTCTCAGTAAATCCTTTGAACTCAGGCTCATCAAATTCCTGCTTGAAGGTAAGCTTCCCGTTAAAGATGTGGGAAAAGAGTCTATAGACGGCCTCGATCCCTCCAGATGGCTTTGCGAGTTTGATGAATCGGTCACTGAAAGGTTGATTGTACCTGCGCCCGTATTTGTACGCAACTGAGGTGAGTCGAGCTTTCCCCTCTTTGAGAGATACCATGAAATTGCCCGCAGGAGCTGGAGCAGCAAAGTGTCCAAAAGGGTCAATAGAAAAGTTGCAGAGAGATAGAACATT